CCTGTCATTGAACCTGACATCACACCTGTAACGAAACTTGCGCTTACAGCATTGGTCGCAGTAATATCACCATCTATACCTGAGGCTAACATATAACTTGCTGTTATTGCAGCTAAAGATTCTGAAGCAAATAATGCTTGAGATGCACTCATTGCCCAACTTGAGGTACCTATAAATCCAGCTGTATTTGCTGGAACATCTAATGTTATACCTGTACTAGCTGAAATAGCTAAATTACCAGTCATTTGGTGAGTAATAGTGTTATTTGATCCTGAACCAAATGTAAAAGCTTCAGCAGATGATGAGAATGATATATTTGCTAAAGTTATAGATTCTGCTACTCCTAAACTTCCACTAACAACTAAATCACCATTTACTAATGCATCATTTACTACATAGAAAGGTTGTGAGTCAGATCCACCACTCATTGCTGTTGTAGCATCAGTTGCTGTAATAATACCATCTATGTTTGAAGCTGATATGTAACTTGCTGTAATTGCTTGAGAGGCACTTATTGCCCAACTTGCAGTTCCTAATAGTGAGCCTGTTACGTTACCTGTTACATTTCCATGTAAAGAACCTGTTACATTTCCATGTAAAGAACCTGACATAATTCCATTAGGTCCTACATAGCTTGCAGTTACAGCAAAAGTTGCATTGCTTGCAGTTGCATCAAGAAAACTTGCTGTGTCTGCATTAGTTATAGATCCTGATAATGAACCTGTAAATGAAGTTGCTATTATATTACTTGCACTTATATTTGAAGCTGTTATATGACCTGATCCACTTAATAAAAGTGATCCTGTAATGACTGCTTGAGCTGGATCACCACCTAAAATATCTGAACCTGCATATGGAAAACCAATTCCTTCTGCTTCTCCTAAAAGATGACTTGCGGTTAAAGCAAAGCTTGCACTATGAACTGCTTGGATAAATTGTAATCCTAATTCTCCTGATTCATTTAGACCAACTGTTAGAGAATGGCTAGTAAAATCTACTGCATTAAGATATTCTCCAAATGTTGGGCTAGTAAAATCTCCATCTAGTTCACCTACATCAGCATATTCATTAGGGGTATCTGAAAGACTAAGGAATGATTCAACTGATTCTGCATTTTTATGGAAAAATTTACCTGATGCTGTGTCTACAACTATTATTTTATGGGAAGAAGCATTTGATTCATTTGTACTTAATGAAGTACTTGCAAATAAATCCCCACTTGAACTTAAATGTTTTACTGCGGTACGTTCATCACTAGGTGTTATTGTAAGTAATGATTTTTGGCCAGTATGTTCATCAAGATCATCAATTCCTGAAATTACTTCAAAAAATCTACCTTCAGGATCATTGTCAGTGTCTATTAATACTGTTAATGAGCCTTTAGATTTTATAGCTGGTTGGTTGTCTCTACCTATATCAGAGTCTTTTACAAATCCTGCTTTAAAAGGATCAGATGCAGTTGTATGTAATCTAAAAGTTCCATCTGCTAAAGATGCAGAAATTTCTTCTCCAAATTCACCATTTTCTGCTGATGCGATCCATTGTGAAGCATTTCCACTTTGTTTACCTGCTAATATAGTAAGTTGACCTTTGGATGTATCACTTAATACTTGTCCAACGGGCACCAGTACTGTTTCTGTAGTAGTTCCTGTATCTAATGTTGCTGCTAGGAATGGAACATCGTCTGATGCCCATATGGTTCCTAAAAAATTAGGATCTGAAACTGCCCAATCTGGTAGATTATCAAAACCATTTCCTCCTGCGTCTATACTTTGATCATATAAAAATTGAAGGTGTTCACTAGGAGTTTGAGTATAAGAAGTACTTCCTACGGTGAAAGTTTGGACTGTATCAGGGTTATATCCAGGATTAGTAATATCCCAGTTATTTGAATCAAAATAATAATAATAAGAGGAACCTAATGCATGGTTGACATATATAGGTGGATTACCCCCAACTCCTACTTCTTCTTCAACAAAAGAATTAGGAATGAAATTATTAAAATGAGTATACACATGTGATGCTTCAGCCCCAAATATATCTATCGATCCTAACCCTACTTTTAAATCACCTCTAATGTGGGTGTTATCTAATATTTCAAATTTATTTCTTACAATTGTTCTACTACCTGATCCTAAAAATGATGTAGAACCATTATATTGTTTATTAGTACCTCTATATAGTTGATGTTTAGTTGTTGATGCAGCTCCTATAAAGATATTTGTAAATGAAGTATCTTTAGAAGTTTTATTAAAAGATTCTTTAACTTTAAAAACTGTATTACCATACACATCTTCAATAATGGTATTAGTAGATTTTAATTTAATAGAACTTGTAACATTTTTATAATTTACTAAATCTTCTGATTGAATAGTTATACTACCATTACCAAAAGAATTAGTTGGAATTTCATCATCTAAAATATAGGTTGTAAGGTTACCTATTGTTATTCTATTTTGATCAAGTGTAGGACTTGAGTGAAGTTTTATCCCCTTATTAGGAGCAATTCTACCACTAAGAGCTTCGGTTGTTAAATCAGTAAGTATACTAAAACCATTGTTATCTTTAAATGTAAAAACAGGAATATCAAGATCATTATTACTTAAAACAAAACCATCATTACTTATAGTCCCTGTGTTAGGATCTATTTCAAAAATAGGTCTATCGTCATCTTGTTTTTTTATTTGTAGTTTACCTTTAATTTCAAAAAGTCCACCTAAAGGTGAGACTTTATCTACTACTATTTCACTTTTTAAACTCATATTTTATTAATTAAAATGCTTGTATTCTAATTTGTGATCCTTCATTTAATCTTAAACTTGCATTTTGACCTTGACCTGCTTCATCAAGATTCAAAACTTGTCCAATTTGGTTACTAAATCTTCCAATAAATATAGGCCCATACCAAATAGCTTGATTACCCGCAGGAATTGTTCTATGCATTGGAATATGTTGTGGATTAGTTCCAAATTCACCTACATTAAAAGATATATCTCCACCCCCAATTGAAGACACTGTTATGTCTCCTGTTGAACTGTCAGCTGATAAATTAGGTTGTTGTGGTTTTATTATAAATTTAGATCCTGGAAAAACACTTACTTTTACTCCAGGTGCTATTGTAATTCTATGATTATCATGAACACCAATATATTCTGCTATACTGGGTGAAAGCGCATTACCTATGTTCATTGATTGGCTTATTACACCTGGTTGAGATATAGTAGCATCTTCTATTACCACATTACCTCCTTTAAATGAAACACCTCCCTCAGATTTAAATTCTACTTGGTTTTTAGAACCTGAGTATTTAAATCCTACATCATTTAATAATTCAACTCCTTTTCCAGCAACACCAAAATCTTCTGGGTTTCCTTTAAATTGGTATTTACCTAAAAATTCATGAGGATCTGTATGACTAGGTCTAACTTTTAATGAACCTGTTAATTCTAATGGTACTGTTTCTTTTGGTCCTATTGATGTCCTTGATGTACTAAAAGATGCTGCTTCAAAAGTATTTGCTACTTTTATGTCAATTCTATCACCTGCTGATGATGCTGAGGCTTCTAAATCAATAAAAGTTGAAGCAGAAGTAAAACCTCTTACTTTTTTAACGGGAATACCATCAGCAGATTTTCTTTTTGCTTCAATAGCTTTAAGTTCTTCTACATCAGTTTTACTAAGAGATTCTGTGACACCTGTATCTGTGTCTACTAATTTTATTGAATTTTTTGCAACAAATATTTCTTTCCATGGAAGTGCTTTACTACCTAAAGTAAATGAATCTTTAACATCTGGTAATAGACTACCACTAATTCTAGAATCTTCTTTTACACTAACTAAAGAATCAATTAAGTCTATAAAGGCTTTTGCCGAAAGTACATCACCCTCTTCAAATAATTTTTTTAAATCGTTTCTAACTTTTCTTGCCATTTTTCTTAAATTATGGTTTTATTATATAACCAATTCCAGAACCATCATCGATACGTATTTCTTCTAATCCTAACCCGTCTATTAGATGATCAATATTTTGAGTTCCTAGTGCTTTTCTTACTTCTTCTCTTGTCATTGGAATTCCTGTTGGCAAAATAGATAATTCTCCATTAAACACAACTGAAGATTTACTAAAGAATTTAGGTGGTTGTTGTGTTAGTTCTTTATTAATACTATCTGGTACTAAATATCCTTGTAATTTTAAATTAAATGTAGTTTTTACAACTCTATTATCTCCTATTGTTAATTCAGTTTGGTTTGTAAATGAATCTATTTTTGAATTAAATTTAAATCTTTCTTTATCCCCCCAATAAGAATCTGAAGAATAATTGATAGATTCAACTAATTTATTCATTTGAGATATATAATCACACCAGATAGTACAAGTGTAATCTAATGTAATAAAATCGGGGATTACAACTGCGTGAAATTGTTGAGATGGTTTTCTATTTTGTAATGCTGAAAAATTATCATATTGATTTCTTTTATTGTGTTTTTCTTGAAATGTATAATATAATTGGGGATTATTAGCATCTAATTTATTTCCTAAATCTCTTCGTTTTTCAACTGAGTTTCTCTTAAACATAATAAGAGGAACTTGTAATTTTCCTTCTTTATCTCTAAAATATCCATCTTTTTGAACAGCTTTCCATCTTTCAGGAGCTCCATACATTACAGGAACATTAATATTATCACCATTTGATATTATGTTAGGTTTTATAACTTCATTAAAGTAATACATTACAGCCTCATCATGGTCTACTAAACCAATTGAAACATCTTGAACTGTGTCATCTTTTCTTGATGTTATTGTACCCCTATTAATGTTTGCTCTATTGTCTAGGTTTGGGAATTTTTCAACAGGAAAACCATCAGCAAAACCTGATTCTAGGTTTTGTCTTAATTTATTATACCCACTTGCAGGTATAGGTCTTCTTGGATCTATTCTTTTATCTGACATTTTTAATCAATTTACTATTTACTACCTGGTAGTGGCATAGGATTTGCTATTTTCCCATCTACTTTTACAGTTGTAGGATATTTACCACCTCTAAGCGGAATTAAATTTAATTTTTCTACTCTTGAAATATGTGTATTTACTATCATAGAATAACTGTCTCCAAAATCTATAGTTTCTGTGGATAAAGCATAATCTGGATCTCTACCCATAAAAAGTTGATT